TCCATGTGATAATAATGCTGCTGTAGAAGAAGCTGTACAATGTGTCAGGATAAAATCTACTTTATTATTATGTTCTGCCAGATTCTTTATACCCTCATCCATCTCTTCTTGATTTGGCATTTCTCGTTCCCACCATGAAA